TCAGAAGAGCGGCCCTGCGGCTCTCTCCAACAACGAGCTTCGCGATCTGGCGACTCGAATGCAGCTCGAGCAGCAGGTCAAGGTGCTCAACGCTCAGTCGAAGTCGAGCGGTAAGAAGTTCGTTAAGGACACGCTCAAGGACACCGGGCAGCAGCAGTCGCGCCGGGTCTTCAATGCGCAGGTTGCAAAGAAGGTCGCAAAGACTGGTCTCGCTGCAGCGTAGAGAAAGGGGGTGGCATGGGACTGTCCAATACTGCTGTACCAATCTATTACGGGCAGTTCCGTGATGCTGTTCTAGCAGGAGAGATCCCAGTCAACTACGAGATCTCTATGGAGATGAATCGCATCGATGCGCTCATCGCCAACCCCAACATCTACTACGACGATCAGGCGGTGGAGGGTTTCGTCAGGTTCTCCGAAGGAGAGATGACCCTTACTGACGGCGGCGACCTCCACCTCCTGTTCACCTTCAAGCTCTGGGCCGAGCAGATCTTCGGCTGGTACTACTTCGTCGAGCGGTCGGTCTACGTCCCTTCCAAGGAAGGCCGAGGTGGCCACTACGAGAAGCGGACAATCAAGAAGAGGCTGATAGTCAAGCAGTATCTGATCGTAGCCAGAGGCGCAGCCAAGTCAATGTATGCCGCATTGATCCAGGCCTACTTCATGACAGTCGACACCTCGACGACTCATCAGATCTCGACGGCCCCAACGATGAAGCAGGCTGAGGAGACCATGTCTCCAATCCGTACTGCAATCACTCGGGCCAGAGGTCCTCTGTTTAAGTTCCTAACAGAGGGCTCGCTGCAGAACACCACAGGGTCTAGGTTCATGCGGCAGAAGTTGGCGTCGACCAAGAAGGGGATCGAGAACTTCTTGACTGGTTCGCTACTGGAGATTCGTCCTATGGCGATCAACAAGCTCCAGGGATTGCGGACTAAAGTTGCCAACATCGACGAATGGCTGTCTGGTGATCTCCGAGAGGATGTCATCGGTGCTGTGGAGCAGGGAGCGTCCAAGCTGGACGACTACTTGATCATCGCCACGTCCTCAGAAGGAACAGTCCGTAACGGTTCCGGTGACACAATCAAAATGGAACTTATGGACATACTTAAGGGCGAGTACACCGCGCCGCACGTTTCGATCTGGCACTACAAGCTGGACGATCTTGAGGAAGTCAGCGATCCGGCGACGTGGTTGAAGGCTAACCCGAATCTCGGACAGACAGTCACCTACGAAACTTACCATCTGGACGTTGAACGGGCCGAAAAAGCTCCGGCCTCTCGCAACGACATCCTAGCCAAACGCTTTGGAATCCCGATGGAGGGCTACACCTACTTCTTCACTTACGAAGAGACGTTGCCCCACCGGGCTCGCAACTTCTGGGGGATGGTGTGTGCTCTGGGCGCGGATCTCTCGCAAGGCGATGACTTCTGCGCTTTCACTTTCCTCTTCCCATTAGGAGAGGAGTTGTACGGAGTCAAGACTCGCAGCTACATCACAGAACGAACCCTGATGCTACTCCAAGCTTCTATGCGCGCCAAGTATGAAGAGTTCATACGAGAAGGCAGCCTGCATGTCATGCCAGGAACCGTTCTAGACATGATGGAGGTCTACGATGATCTGGACAAGTTCATCATTGACTCCGACTACGACGTACGTGCTCTCGGCTTCGACCCGTATAACGCCAAGGAGTTCGTGGCCCGGTGGGAAGCGGAGAACGGCCCCTTTGGGATCGAGAAGGTCCTCCAGGGCGCGAAGACGGAGTCGGTTCCTCTTGGAGAGTTGAAGAAGCTCTCTGAGGATCGGCACTTGATCTTCGATGAGCTGCTGATGCAGTTCGCGATGGGTAATGCCATCACGCTCGAAGACACGAACGGCAATCGTAAGCTCCTCAAGAAGCGCCAAGAGGAGAAAATCGACAACGTGGCGGCCCTGATGGACGCGTACATTGCGTTCAAGCACCACAAGGAGGCGTTTGAGTAATGGCACGGGTCACTGCGACCAGAATTCGACAAGTCATCGTTGTCGAGGCGGGCCCGCTTCAGGAGGGGTTCACGCCGGACACGATTGCGTTCTACAACCCTGATGGATCACCATTCGATTTCTCTGAGATCGATGTTGGTCTTCCGGAGATTCCGGATGTACCCACGTTTCAAGGGTCGTGGGATGTAGACACTCCGTATGCCACGCAGTCAATTGTGCGGCATGAGGATGCGCTCTACATCGCGTCGTTTGGCGCGGCTCCCAATGTCGAGCCGGGTACTGAGGTGGAAGACACCGCAGATTCTCCCGGAGGTTCCGCGCACGCGGGTACATATTCGCGTTTGGCTCCGGGTGTGACACCGGATGTGCCTTACGTCGATGGTCACGCGCTGGTGTTCTTCGATCTCATCGCCGGAGGAAACCTGTCTATCGATTACGACATCGGGGCGGGGAATCAGTTCGGTGAGCTCTACGACGACACCGGTACGAGTGTCGGAACCGCTGGTGGTTTGGGATCTCCTTTGGAGATCTTCACATCAGTCACAGGTCGATATTTCGCGGACATCCAGAACGCCTTTGGTGGCGATGGGGATGGCGACATGACCTTTACGCTCTCTGGCGGAGCGGAAGTTACTGGAGATGTACAGCCGTGGGTGTTCATGCTCCAGGGCGTTGCCCCCTAACACTGAAAGGACGTGGTTGAATGCCACCCAAGAAATCAGGAAGAGTTCACAAGTTCATTGTCGGCACCGGCGAGATCCAAGAGGGTCGGAGTGTCGACACGATTCAGCTGTTTCTCCCAGACGGATCGGCAATCGATCTTGGTGGAGGAGCTGGGTCAGGTCCCGAAGAGATCGAGGTATGGTCAACTGGGCAGGCCTACGCAAAGGGAACACGAGTCCAGGGTCCGGATGACATCATCTATCTGGCCCGTGATGACCTCGACGAGGAGACCAACGTCGATCCTCCTGCCCAGACCATTCTGGACACGATGGGTTACTGGTACCAGGACACGTTCCCGCAGGAACCCGCTCCTCCTGCGTTCAGTCCGCAAGGACCGTGGGTGGCTGGGGATTACCCGGCGGGTTCGACGGTTCTGTACGACAACGGGGCGTGGTGGGCTTCGACGGATACGACGGAGGATGATGTGCCTGGCGTCACCGGGGCACCGCTTACTCCTGATGATCTGTTCTCCACTGTCTGGGCCGAAGCTGGAGAGGTGATCTTCGATACGTCGACCGGCAGTACGGTAGGCGCGTCGGATGACCCGTGGGCGCCGGATGTCTACTCCACGGTTCTGTATGTCCCGGTGACTCATACGGGACACATGCAGATCGCACTCGACACGTTCGACGATCACTATGTCGGTTACTACCTCATCAAAGGCTCGAACATGAGCCTACAAGGGACGGGGCAGAGCGACAACTCGATCGGATTCGACTTCGACGCCGTGGGGGACTGGTACATCCAGTTGTTCCAGGATCCTGGCGACGCATCGAACCATGACGCAGGTCAGGTCGTGGGTACCGTCGTGCTCAGTTCCGGTCTGACGCTTACGCCTGCGCCAGCCGACAACCCGTGGGTCCTGTTCGCAAACGGCTAAGAAAGGAGGTGATCGATGTCGGTTGGCGAGAGACTGAGACACGCGTGGAACGCGTTTAACAACAACGAGGATCCGTTGATGTCTCTCTCGAACACGGGGGAGTACGGGTCGGCGTATGGCGGGCGTCCAGATCGCCAGCGGATGATCTTCTCCAACGAGAGATCGATCATCTCCTCGATCTACACCCGCATCGGGGTTGATACGGCTGGTATCGGCATGCGCCATGTGCGCACCGACGATCAGCATCGATATTTGGAAGACATTGACAGCGGTCTCAACAACTGTCTGACTTTGGAAGCCAACCTCGATCAAGCAGCTCGCCATTTCCGGCAGGACATCGTCATGACCCTGATCGACAAGGGTACTGCGGCGATTGTTCCGGTCGACACCAGCATCAGTCCGGAGAAGTCGGGTGGATTCGACATCCTGACGATGCGGGTCGGCGAGATCATGATGTGGCATCCCTCGCACGTGCGCGTGCGTATCTATAACGAAGCCACAGGCATGCGGGAGGAGATCACTCTTCCCAAGAAAGCAGTCGCGATCATCGAGAACCCGCTTTATTCAGTGATGAATGAGCCGAACTCGACGCTTCAGCGACTGATTCGCAAGCTCAACCTCCTCGACACCGTCGACGAGGCCTCTGCGTCAGGCAAACTGGACCTCATCATTCAGCTTCCGTACACGATCAAGTCGGAAGCTCGTAGAGAACAGGCCATGCAGAGACGTGCTGACCTCGAGTTCCAGCTCAAGGGAAGCAAGTACGGCATCGGATATACCGACGCCACAGAGAAGATCACGCAGTTGAACCGTCCTGCCGAAAACAACTTGATGGGTCAGATCGAGTTCCTGGTCAACATGCTGTATGGCCAGTTGGGTCTGACTCCCGAAATCATGAACGGTACAGCTGACGAAATGGCGATGAAGAACTACTTCGCCAGGACAATCGAGCCTCTACTCGATGCGATCGTCGAAGGTATGCGACGCGTCTTCCTCACGAAGACCGCGCGCACTCAAGGTCAGACGATCATGTACTTCCGGGATCCGTTCAAGTTCGTTCCGATCGGCGGTGAAGGTGGAATCGCCGACATCGCGGACAAGTTCGCGCGTAATGAGATCACTTCTTCGAATGAGATCCGGCAAGCCATCGGAATGAAGCCTCGTCCCGAGCCCAAGGCAGACCAGTTGGTGAACTCCAACATGCCTGTGGGAGATACGGGAGTCGATTTGCCAGACCCGTCAACCAACGGGAACGGCGCTGGGCCTCTTGACGAGGTCGAGCAGGAGATCGACAAGGCTCTGTCGACGTTCGGATTGGGGGCGAGCTCGAATTGAAGCTCCCAAATGGTGAAGTTCTAATGCATGCCGGGAGTCCGTACGATCCCGTCAAGGCGCACGAGTACTACATCCGAACACGGCAACTCAAAGGCCGTAAACCAGGAGCAGGTAGGCCTGGTGGTGGTATCGCGCCGCCTCGAGCCGCAGATAATCAGCAGAGGAAGATCGCTGCGGCAGAGCAGGTTGCCCGCCTAAGGTCAAAGCTTGCGCAACTCCAAACGGAGTTGAAGAAGCGGATGGCCGAAGCTCGAAAGGCGGATGCAGAGGCCAAGAAACCGGCCACGGCAGCCGAGAAGCGCCAAGCAGCAAAAGATGCAAAGAAGTACCGCGACAAGAATCAGCAGAAGGTCAAGGCCGCAGCCAAGAAGGCTGCTGCTAAGTCCAGCGGCGGTGGTGGAGGAGCTTCGGCTTCGAAATCTTCGTCTAAGGGCGGTAATTCGGTCGAAGATCTGAAGCGGACGATTGATCGGGTGCGAACGGACCTCGCAGCCGCTGTCGCACGACAACGCGCTCTCGGCTAGAACGCCGAAGATCCAATTCGAAAGGAACTCCAATGCGAAAGTCTGCAGAGGTGGACTTCGGCGACGTCTCGTCGGAGAACAGCCTGATGCACGAAAGGAAGCCGGACTTCAGCGGCTGGGCCACCAAGGCCGATCTGAAGTGCTCAGACGGACGGATCATCCTCAAGGGTGCGTTCGCGCACCAGGACAAGGTACAGGTCCCGCTCGTCTGGCAGCACGGTCACTCCGAGCCGAGCAACATTCTCGGCCACACCATCCTGGAGAACCGTGACGAGGGTGTCTACTGCTACGGCTATTTCAACGACACCGAGCAGGCGGAGAACGCAAAGAAGCTGGTGACCCACAAAGACATCAGCGCTTTGTCGATCTTCGCGAATCAACTCGTCGAGAAGGCCAAGAAGGTCTCGCACGGCATCATTCGTGAAGTGTCTCTGGTCCTTGCGGGAGCCAACCCTGGCGCACTCATCGACAACATCGAGCTCCAGCATGGTGATGGGGATCTCGTTGTGATCGACGACGAGGCCGTCATCTACACCGGTGAGCTTCTCCACGCCGAGAGCGAGGAAGAGATCGGCGAGCCGGGTTCCCCGCCGGAGGAGACTCCGAACGAGGGAGAAGGCGGAGAAGAGGAGCAGCAGGAAGGCTCCGAGGAAGGCGGCGAGGAGGAAAGCGCCGAGGAAGGCGAGGGCGAAGACGGTCCGACGGTTCAGGACGTCTACGACTCGATGTCCGACGAGCAGAAGGAAGTCGTCCACTACATGGTGGGCGCGGCGCTCGACGGTTCCGCCACGGAAAACGAGGAAGTCGTACAGCACGGCGACGACCCAAACAACGAGGAAAAGGACCAGAGAACCATGAAGAGGAACGTCTTCGAGCAGGAAAACGGAGGCAAGGAGGGTGACGGCGCCAAGCACGAGCTCTCTCACGACGCAATCAAGGGCATCGTCGCCGATGCCAACCGGCTCGGCTCGCTGAAGGAAGCGGTCGAGGAGTACGCGATCAAGCACGGGATCGAGAACATCGACATTCTCTTCCCGGACGCCCGGAACGTCACCTCGACCCCGGAGTTCGACAAGCGTCGGACCGAGTGGGTCTCCGCGGTGATCAACGGGACCAACCACTCGCCGTTCTCCAGGATCAAGTCCCTGGTGGCCGACATCACGCACGAGGAAGCTCGCGCGCGCGGCTACATCAAGGGCAACCTGAAGAAGGAGGAGTGGTTCGGACTCGTCAAGAGGGTCACGACGCCGTCCACGATCTACAAGAAGCAGCGTCTGGATCGGGACGACATCATCGACATCACGGATTTCGACGTGGTGGCGTGGCTCAAGGGCGAGATGCGTCTGATGCTCGACGAGGAGCTGGCTCGCGCAGTCCTCATCGGTGACGGACGTGAGGTCGACGACGAGGACAAGATCAAGGACCCGGCGGGCTCCAACGAGGGCGCTGGCATCCGTTCGATCCTCCACGACGACGATCTGTACGCGGCGACCGTCAACGTGAACATCGACGACGCCTCCTCCAGCCCGAGCGAGATCGTGGACGCGGTCCTGCTCAACATGGGCCTCTACAAGGGCTCCGGCAGCCCGACGTTCTTCACCACGCTGCCGATGCTCACCAAGATGCTCCTCGCGAAGGACACCCTGGGACGTCGCCTGTACCGGACGGCCTCGGACCTCGCTTCGGAGCTGCAGGTCGCTTCCATCCAGACCGTCGAGGTTCTGGAGCAGGAGGACGACCTGGTCGGCATCATCGTGAACCTCCGGGACTACACCCTCGGAGCGGACCGCGGTGGCGACGTGGCGATGTTCGACGATTTCGACATCGACTACAACCAGTACAAGTACCTGATCGAGACGCGTCTGTCGGGCGCCCTCACCAAGATCCGGTCGGCGATCATCGTCAAGAAGGTCGCGGGCTCCGACGCACTGGTCACCCCGGCGGCACCGACCTACGACCCGGAGACGGGTGAGGTCACGATCGTCGACACCACCGGTGTCGTCTACAAGAGGACGGACACGAACGCGACGGTCAACGCCGCGGGCAGCCCGTACACCGTGGACGAGGGCGAGTCCCTCACCATCGAGGCCACTCCGGCGTCTGGCAAGTACTTTGCCAACAACGTCGACGACGAGTGGACCTTCGAGAACCCCACGTCATAGTCAAGTAGCACTTAATGGCGAGGTTCCACGGTAAGGTCGGGTACGGCACTAGTACCGAAGGTGCTTCCGGAGTATGGGAAGACACCATCGAGGAGAGGGAATACTACGGCGACGTAATTCGTAATTCTCGTACCCTCTCTGAAGGGGAGAATCTCAGCAAAGATCTCTCAGTCCAAAACTCTATCTCAATCGTGGCCGATGCTTATGCAAATGAGCATTTCTTCGCCATTCGGTACGTGGAATGGGCGGGTGAACGTTGGACAGTCTCCGATGTGGAGGTCCAGCGTCCCCGCCTAATTCTGCGTCTCGGGGAGGTGTACCATGGCCCGGTTGCGAACTGATCTCCAAGTCATACTGGAGACTATTGCTGAGGCCGTTTATTTCCAACCGCCTACTAATAGTCAAATCGACTATCCCTGCATCGTCTACAGGCTAGATGATCATCGTGCGGACTACGCAGACAACGGCAAGTACGACTCCCACAAGCGGTACCAAGTGACGGTCATCGACCGAAATCCCGATAGTGAGCTGCCAGATCGAGTGTTTGAGCTGCCAACGTGTCAGTTCGACCGATTCTTTACGGCAGAAGGGCTCAATCACTGGGTCTACAACCTTTTCTTCTAGAAAGGAACTGAACACAACATGACAGTCCTGGAATGGGACAAGGTTGGCGAGCGTCTCTACGAGACTGGCGTCGACCATGGGGTCCTGTACCTCATCAACCCCGACGGGGAGTACGACCTCGGAGTCGCTTGGAACGGTCTGACGACCGTCACCGAGTCGCCTTCGGGCGCAGAGTCCAACCCGCAGTTCGCGGACAACATCAAGTACCTGAACCTTCTGTCGGCCGAGGAGTTCGGCGCGACGATCGAGGCGTTCACGTACCCGGATGAGTTCGCGGAGTGCGACGGATCCGCATCACCGGCTCCGGGCGTGGTTGTCGGACAGCAGGGCCGCAAGGTCTTCGGTCTGGCATATCGCACCAAGGTCGGCGATGACATCTCGGGCACGGATGCAGGCTACAAGCTGCATCTCGTCTACGGCGCTCAGGCGTCACCGTCCGAGAAGGCGTACGCCACGATCAACGACTCGCCGGAGGCGATCGCGTTCTCGTGGGAGGTGGCCACCACTCCGGTCAACGTGACCGGTCTGAACCCCACCTCGCTGATCGTCGTCGATTCGACCAAGGTCGATGGGGCGGCGCTGGCCGATCTCGAGGAGATCCTGTTCGGAACGGAGTCGGACGACGCCCGTCTGCCTCTGCCGGACGAGGTCATCTCGATCCTGGGCGGTGAGGTCACCGACGTCGACCTCGGTACCCCGGCCAACCAGCCGTCGTACAACGCAGGTACCCACGTGGTCACCCTGCCCGCCGTCACCGGTGTGGTCTGGGAGATCAATGGGGAGGAAGTCTCGTCGGGGGCGCAGCCCGCGCTCACCGTCGGTCAGTCGGCGCACGTCAAGGCGAAGGCCGCAAGCGGCTACAACCTCGAGGGCTCCGACGACTGGGACTTCGACTACTAGTAATTCTGGAAGGAGGGCCAGGGAATGCTCACTATTGTGGTCTCAGCAGTCGAATCATTCGACGATACGACGCAGGAATTCGTTTCGAAGGGTGGGACGGCTCTGGTACTAGAGCATTCTCTGGTCAGCCTTTCAAAATGGGAGTCAGAACACGAAAAGCCGTTCTTGGGTAAAGAAGAGAAGACTGAGGAAGAGGTCATCTCGTACATAAAAGCGATGACGTTGACGCCAAATGTCCCCGCGGAGATTTTCACACAACTCTCTGAGGACAACTTCATAGAGATCAATCGCTACATCGAGTCCAAGCAGTCGGCAACGTGGTTCAGTGAGGCTCCTGGCGCGCCCAAGAGTTCGGAGGTTATCACTTCCGAGCTGATCTACTACTGGATGACGGTCTTCAACATTCCGTTTGAGACGGAAACATGGAACCTCAACCGGTTGTTCAACCTGATTCGGATCTGCAACATCAAGGCAGCTAAGCCGAAGAAGATGAGCCGTCAAGAACAGGCTCAGAGGCAACGCGATCTTAACGCTCAGCGCAAAGCGCAGCTGGGCACACGGGGATAGAAAGGAGGACGCATGGCCGGACTAGTTTGGGACGCAGTAGGAGAACGTCGGTACGAGACCGGTGTCGACCGTGGCGTCCTGTATCACCCCGACAACGTCGCCATTGCATGGAACGGGTTGGTCTCACTTACCGAGAATCTTGGTCGAGAGGTCAAGTCCTACTACATCGATGGCGTCAAGTACCTCGACTACCAGGTCATTGGGGATTATCAAGCCACGCTGAAGGCTTTCACATACCCCGATGAGCTCAACGATCTGATCGGAACGGCGCTATTTGCTCCGGGGGTCTATCTCCACGATCAAAAGTCACGAGCATTCAGCATTGCGTATCGGACCATGGAAGAAGACGATCTGGGATCAGGTGACTACAAGCTTCACCTCGTCTACAACGTCTTGGCCACTCCGAGCAACGCTGACTTCCTCACGAAGTCCGACAAGACCGATCTGACGCCAATGGAGTGGACCCTCAACGGTACTCCGCCAACGGCAGACGGCATTCGTCCTACAAGTCACATCACGCTGCATAGTCGTTCGATCGATTCAGCACTTCTGGCTCAGCTTGAGTTGCAGCTGTATGGCGATGAGAGCAACGCGCCATATTTGCAAGCGCTTCCTGACCTACTCACCTTTATCGAATCGTACTATGCCGGATGATCAGGGTCACCAATCGAGGTTCGTTCAAGAACTTTGAGGCCTTCGCTGCTCGTATGAAGCAGCGTACATATTTGACCGCGCTGGAGAAGTACGGACCACAAGGCGTGGCCGCTCTTGCCGCAGCCACTCCGGTGGAGTCTGGTGAGACTGCTCGTGCTTGGTACTACTTCACCATCAATCGTCCTGGATATTTCAGCATCCAGTGGGCGAACTCCCATATGGAGTCCGGCATTTCCATCGCCGCGATCCTGCAGTACGGCCACGGCACCAAGCAGGGTGTCTTCATCGAGGGCCGGGACTACATCAACCCTGCGATGCGGCCGATATTTGACCAGATCGCGCAAGACATGTGGAAGGAGGTGACTAAGTAGTGGCCAGTATCGACGAACGAGTAGTAGCAATGAGCTTCGAGAACCAAGTGTTCGAGCAGCGAGTCGCGCAGACGATGGCGACGCTGACGAAGCTCAATACCGCGATCAACAATCTCGGTAAGAACACCACTGGCTTCTCTGATATCGAGAAGGCTGCTTCTAAGGTCACCCTCACTCCCGCCATGTCGGCGCTGGACAAGCTCCGGGCGCGTTTGGGCAATGTAGGACACGGTGCAGCAGAAGGCTTCAGCGAAATTGACCGAGCTTCTAGCAAGGTCAGTCTCAGCGGAGTTCTCGGTGCACTAGACAAACTTCGGACACGTTTGTTCGGAGCAAGTCGTGGAGCTCCTGAAGCATTCGGTGAAATCGAGCGAGCATCGGCCAAGGTTACGCTTGCGCCTTTGACTTCGGCTCTGGATCATGTCACCGCCAAATTCAGTGGCATGACAGTGGCCTTCACTGCCGCATTGGGGACGATGGTCTCTACTGCGACCATGAAGGCGCAGGAGATCACCAAGTCGCTGACTCTCGGCCCCATTACTGGTGGCCTTCAAGAGTACGCGACCAACCTGCAGTCGATTCAGACGATTCTGGCAAATACTCAGTTCGAGGGTGCCAACCTTCAAGATGTAAACAAGGCACTCAACCAGCTGAACCATTATTCAGACCAGACGATCTACAACTTCGGTCAGATGGCCAAGAACATCGGTACCTTCACGGCTGCCGGTGTTCAGTTGGAGCCTGCGGTCCAGTCGATCAAGGGTATTGCCAACCTGGCAGCATTGTCTGGTTCAAGTGCCGAGCAAGCCTCCGGCGCGATGTATCAGCTGTCTCAGGCCATTGCATCTGGTCGTGTCTCCCTGCAGGACTGGAACTCGGTCGTCAACGCCGGTATGGGTGGCGCCACCTTCCAGAGAGCTCTTGTCAACACGGCCCAAGCCATGGGTACGGTTGCCGAGGGCGCAGTCAAGATCGATAAGGCCACTGGTAAGGCGACCATCAACGGTCAGTCTTTCCGAGAGTCGATCACTGCTCGCCCAGGCGAGAAGTCCTGGCTGACGTCTGACGTCCTGACAAACACTCTTTCGCAATTCACGGGCGACCTGACAAAGGCTCAGCTCAAGGCTCAGGGCTTCAACGATCAGCAGATCAAGGCCATTCAGCAGACGGCGACCACCGCCAAGAAGGCAGCTACCGAGGTCAAGACCCTCAGTGGCGTCTTCGACGTGGCGAAGGAAGCGATGGGGTCTGGTTGGGCAGCAACCTTCCAGATCATATTCGGTAACTTCAAGGAAGCCAAGAAGACGTTCACCGATTTGTCCAATGCCATTCAGAACATGATTGGCAATGCGGCAAAGACGCGCAACGAGATCCTTACCGAGTGGAAGAAGCTCGGCGGACGTGAAGAACTTATTAAGGGGATCAAGGCAGCCTTTGAGTCGCTTCTGTCGGTACTCAAGCCGATCAAGGATGCATTCCGCGACATATTCCCGCGTAAGACGGGTCAGGATCTCTTCGAGCTCACAGTTCGGTTCCGTGAGTTCATGGAGGGCCTCAAGCTCGGTCCGGAAACCGCGGATAACCTCCGGCGAACTTTCGCTGGGTTGTTCGCGACGATGCATCTTGGCTTTACGATCACCAAGACAATTGCCTCGAACATCGCGCACCTTCTTGGCATAGTGGGTAATGGCTCCGGTGGATTCCTGGCATTCACAGGATCTGTCGGCGACTTTATCGTTGCGCTCGATAAGGCAATAGGTCGCGGTAAGGGGTTCCAGGACGTCTTTGACGAACTGGCAGGCAGTCTTGATGGCCCGGCAAAGGCCCTGAAGAACCTCTCGAATCTCCTCAGTGGTCTGTTCTCCGGTGACGCTGAAGGCGCAGCAAACGATCTGGATTCACTCAAGAAGTCGCTTGGTCCTCTAGGCCGAATCCTTGACGGGGTTACTCGAGCCTGGGAGAGCTTCAAGGACACGCTTGAGGAAGTCGTGGACGTCGTACGTCCGGTTGTCGTCAAGGTGCACGACATATTTGCATCAATCGGACACGCGATCGTCAACGGCCTCAAGAGCGTCAGTTACGACGATGTGATGACGTTCATCCAGACCACCTTCTTGGGTGGTATCGCAGTTGGTGTCAAGAAGCTCCTTAAGGGAATCGGTATCGATTTCTCTGGTGGAGCAATCAAGAGCTTCAAGGAAGTCACTGACCAGCTCAGTACTACGCTTGGAGCGATTCAGAAGAACATCAACGCGAGAACCATGCTTCTTATCGCGGGAGCCGTGCTTGCACTGGCTGCTGCCTGCGTCGTGTTCGCCAACATTGACGCGAAGAAGCTCGGTAAGGCTATGGCGGCTGTCTCGGTTGGCATTGGCCAGCTGGTGGGCGCCATGTTCTTGCTGACTCGAGTCGGAAAAGCAGGCATCCTACTTCTGCCGTTCATGGCCACCAGCATGTTGCTTCTGGCCGCGGCAGTCGACGTGCTTGCTATCGCTGTGTTCGCGTTTGCCAAGCTCGACTGGGAGGAGCTCGCAAGAGGTCTTCTCGGTATTACCGGCGCTCTGGTAGCGATTGGTACAGCCACCAAACTTATGGGTCCCAGCCTCGTGTTGGTCGGACCCGGTCTTATTGCTGTCGCCATCGCAATGAATCTGCTCGCAGTGTCCATGGCTGTATTCGGCAACATGGACTGGGGCACGATCATCAAGGGCTTCATCGGTATGACGGCGGCTCTGGTTGCCGTAGGCGTGGCAACGAAGGGCCTCGGCCCTCAGTTGTTGCTTACGGGTCCAGGATTGATCCTTGTCTCTACAGGACTCATTCTCCTCTCCGGAGCGATGAAGGCCTTTGGGGGCATGAGCCTATTCGAGATCGCCAAGAGCCTGATCGCTGTTGCTGGAGCATTGGTCGTCATCGGCGTGGCCGTCAGTGCCATTCCTCCGACGATTGCGCTGCAAGCTGCTGGCCTAGTTATCCTCGCTGTCGCGCTCAACGGTATCGCGGTGGCTATGGGGATATTTGGGTCGCTGAACATCGGCACGATTATCAAGGGTCTCGCCGCCATGGGAGCCACCCTTATCGTATTTGCTGCCGGTCTCACAGCTATGGCTGGAACCATTCCAGGTTCAGTGGCCTTGCTGGCAGCTGCCGCGGGATTTGCCATCCTGACACCCTCACTCGTGGTGCTGGGCTCCCTCAAGTGGAGCACCATCATCAAGGGCCTTGCTGCTATTGCAGCGACAATGGGTGTCTTGGCGGCGGTTGGTGCTCTCGCTGCTGGACCGTTGACTGCACTGGGCGTAGCCCTCGTTGTCATCGGTGCCAGTGTCCTGCTGGTCTCGACCGGTATCTACGTCCTAGCGAAGGCGTTTGCGCTACTCGGCGACCAAGGTCAGAAGGGTGCGGCGGTAATGATCACGGCTATCACAGCCCTGATCGCGCTTATCCCGAAGATGGTCATCGAGTTCCTCAAGGGCCTAGCCGACATCGGCGAGCAAATGGTCAAGTTGATGCCCCAGATCGTCACCAACATGGTGAAGATCGTCGGCATATTCTTGGATGGTCTGATCCAGTTGTTACCGAAGGCTTCCGAGTTCATCGGTGCTGTGCTGGGGACGATTGTCTCCTTGATCGAGCGCCATGCCGAACCCATGATCAAGGCGGGCTACCACCTGTTCTTGGCATTCCTTAAGGGTCTGGCAGACAACATCGGTCCGGTTACGGAACAAGTCGGCAGAATCGTTGCCGGGTTCCTAGGTGCCTTGGCTACCCAAGCACCGCAGATCGTGGCCGGTGGCGCAAAGCTCATAGTCAATTTCCTCAGCGGAATTGCCAAGCGGATGCCGGGCATTGTCGCAGCCGGAGCTCGAGTAATCGTTCGATTCCTCGGGGCAATGGCCGACAAGATCGGTGGCGTCGTCGTTCAGGCTGGCAAGCTGATCACCAAGTTCCTGAATGCCGTCGCAAATCGGATTCCGAGTATTGTCCGGGCAGGTGCAAACATTATCGTTAAGTTCATTAACGGTATTGCGAACCAGCTCCCGCGCATTATTCGGTCGGGTGCCAACCTGGTTATCTCGTGGATACGAGGTATATCTCAGCAGGCGCCTCGCATTGCCGATGCGGGCTTCAAGGCCGTTATTCGGTTCATGAATGGTCTAGCGCGAGCTATCCGTCAGAACCGTCAGCAGATGGTCAACGCTGGCTATAACCTCGCGAGTGCAATCGTCGAGGGCCTAGTCAAGGGTATGGCCCAGCTGGCCTGGAAGGTTGCTCAATCGGCCGCCGATCTAGCCAAGAAGATCCCGGGCAAGATCATCGACGTACTCGGTATCGGGTCACCGTCGAAGGTTACTCAGGATCTGGGCGAGTTCGCTGTGCTTGGTTTGGTGAAGGGCCTACAAGATCGGGGAAACACGGTCGAGAAGGCTGCAGCATCCACCGCGGACCAAGCCGTAGAGGCCACCAAGAAGTCGCTCTCCGTGTTGCCCAAGCTGTTGGGCGATATCGACGCCAATCCGAAGATCACACCGGTCTTGGATTTGACGTTGTTGAAGAAGAACGCGGGAGAGTTCAACAAGTTGGTCAACCCCAACGTTATCCCGATACGGCCCCTGCTTTACGCGGGAGCTTCGATATCGCAGGGTACCCAGCAACAGAGCGATGCCGAAACGCCCCATGCTGGAGGCGCTGGGATGATCAACTTCAAGTTCGAGCAGAACAACAACTCACCGAAGGCGTTGTCGACGCTCGAGATTTACCGCCAGACCAAGAACCAGCTCTCGCAGGTAAAGGGCGCCCTTGGGATGGCTACCGGTTAAAAACGCTGAAAATCCCCGGGGGGTCTTTTCCTAGAAAGGATTCCTCGGGGACTCAGCATCCCGAAAGGAGGCGAAGTGCTGCAACGAGTTGAAGTTGAAAGCTATGCCCCGGCGCTACCTCTTCCGATCGGGACAGGTGCGGGCGACGATCCGATTCAGATCCGTAACATCGACGGGCTGGGCCCGGTCAAGGCCGCGCTTTCATCCACAGCCTACGCCACGGGACGTGGATCATATTTCCAGGGTGGCAGCATCCCGGAACGAAACATCGTCCTGACTCTTGGTCTGAATCCTAACTGGACAGACCAGACGATCGCAAGCCTTCGCCAGCTGCTCTACGGATATTTCATGCCGGAGCAGCCCTGCAAACTTCGCATGTTCACCGATGAGTACCCCGATCTCGAGATCGAGGGCATCTGTGAATCGGTTGAGCCGAGCATATTCGCACAAGACCCTGAGATCCAAGTCTCGGTCATCAATCATCAACCTGACTTCCTCTCAATAGAGAGCACATCTTTCGTTGGTGCGGTTACCAACGCGATTACCGATGGGGAACCAACCGAGTACGAGTACGACTACGCAGGTTCAGCCCCAACCGGTTTTCAAGTAACGGTCAAGCCGTCGGCAAGTTTGGACTACACCGGTCCACTGTGGTTCGTGCTTGAGACTTCAGACACGCTGGAATCCTTCAAGTTGACCGAGGCTCATGTGGCTCCTGGCCACCATCTCATATTTGGGACCCTGGATAACGATCGCAAGATCGTCGAGTTCGATACCGGTGATCCCGATGCGGCCACATCCATTCTCAAGCAGGTCGAGTCTGGATCCAAGTGGCTCAAGATCATGCCCGGTTCGAACTTCTTCGCCGTCTCTGCAGAGGAGAACGGCCTTGAGTTCGAGGTCGTATATTTCGACAGGTATGGGGGCATCTAATGCTGCTCTATACCATGACGGAAGGGTTCCGTAGGGATCAGCTCATTGATGGCTACAACTCGGCCATCTGGACTGAGCGGTTCTTTCAAAGCGGTGACATCGAGCTCCTCTGCCCGTTGGAGAAGAAGTTCGTAGAGCTTCTAAGCCCGGGCACGATGGTTGGTCATGGTTCATCGCGAGAAGTCGCAGTGATCGAGAACCACGAGATCGAAGAAGGCATGCTCAAGGTCACTGGTCCGATGCTGGACGAGGCGCTCTTGAAGAACCGCATGGCCTGGTTCAAGAACCCCGACGGTACTGATCCACCAACCTCTGAGTTCAAGCTGACGTCATTTCCTGGCGAGATGCTTGCTGTGGTGTTGACTGACATGGTTATCAGTCCGGCGGATTGGACCGGAGGTTATGCCTCTTCCAATCTGGATTGGGATCGAGACAAGATCGACAACCTTACGCTTGGCTTCATATCTGAGGGTGGGTTGGAGCGTCCTCGTACCTTCCCGATTGGTCCACTCTCGGATGGACTCCGATCCTTTGCGACGGCTCAAGGTATGGGCTTCCGCATATATTTGGATTCGGCAGACGACACTGACTACAGTCTGGTCTTCAGCGCTTGGTTTGGCCGAGACCTAACCAGTAGACAGGATGACTTCCCGTTGGTCCGGCTGAGTCCGAACCTGAACTCTTTGTTGGACACAAAGGAAGTTCTGTCGATCTCCGAGTACAAAAACGTGGCGTACGTGTATTTCGACGGTACGGTGTACACGTATTACGCAGAGCCGGATCTACCGATCCCCGAAGGACTGGATCGACGGGTGATGGTTCGTGAAGCCACGGGAGATCCTCCGGTGGGGCTGCTGGCGGAGTACTTGGCTCAGCATGCTGCAGATGCCTTTGCCAACAACAACTATATCCGGGCTATTGACGGCCAGGCATCCATCCCCAGCGACTACAGATACCAAGTGGACTACCGCTTGGGTGACATCATCGAGCTCGAGGGTATTACCGGCAATCTCGCCAAGGCCCGAGTCACGGAGTACATCCGTGCAGAGGATGAGACGGGAGATCACGAGTACCCGACAGTCTCGGTCATAGACCCCTTGGACAGCGGGAACTGGCCTCCGACGGACGACCCCGGTGATCCTTGGGATCCTGATCCCGATGACGACTGGGACGACCCGGATCCGCCTGATCCGCCAGACCCAAGAGATCCCAAGCCGCATCCATATCCAAAGAAGCGGCCCAAGAAGCCCAAGCCGTATCCGCCGGTTGACCCAGACGGAGAGCCTGATCCACCACCCGACCCGTATGACCCACCAGGGCCTCCTCCTGATCCAGATGATGAGGACAACTGGCCACATCCGGATGAGGGGACGTACATTCTGGTTAGTGAGCAACGCTTCGCTTGGAGTGAAAGCACTGACCCAGGTACGTTCGATGATTTCGCCATGTTCTCACCCGGTCATACAGTAGGAACGTTTGATATCCCGTTGGATACAAACTACTTCTTCACTGCGATAATGACTCTATTCGTAGAGTCTCCTGCGGGTGGGTTCTATCCCGGATCTGGTGGCGGTGGTGTCAGCATCTATCGAGGAGACGATTCCTACGGTGCTGAGAAGGGCATAATCGGGGTAACGGGAGCATACGGATGGACTCCTGAACTCGGGCATAAGACTGTAGTCTCGCCCGAGGGTGGTGACGGAGCTTCACCAACGCTTCTTACTGGTGGTTGGAGTACCCGAGGTGGCTATTACCCACCCAATCATGGGATGGGTTCATGGGAACTCAAGTACGGAGGCGTGACCTTCGACTGGGCAGAGCTGCCTCCGGACTACGACCCCGATGATCTACCGGACCACATGATTCATAACGGAAGCGTGGCCATCCGACTGTACCGGTTGGCATGACCCGGCTTCTGCTCCATCCACTGATGTTCAAGCTCATCGAGAAGTACACATATCGTGCGCTCAAAGAAGGCAATGATGTTGGCATCCACGTTGATCCTCGAGGTCGCGTGGTTGTCAACATCGAGCGCAAGGATGGCAGAGAAGTTCCAAGCCTAACCGTCCCAACAAGATATCTACCAAGAAAGGGGGTCTATGGAGGCTAGCCCTGCACTGATTGCATTGGTTATTGCCTGCATAGGCCCTGTGGGCGCGTATCTGGTTGCTGTTCGTCAGCTGTCCGGCAAGATCAAAAACTCAGATGCATCTGAGCTCTGGGAGGAATCTCGATCGATTCGTGAATGGGCCACAGCTCGTAACAAAGAGCTGAACGAGCATATCGACCAGCTGGAGGCTCGTGTCGCCGAGCTCGAAAGATCTAATCGCGAACTGATGGAGGAGAATCGGCTACTAAAACAGGAGAACCATCACCTCAAGGAGAGAGAATGACAGATCCCCAACGGGAGGAGCAGACGACTGCTGGGGCTCTCCGACGAGCGCTCAGATGGTTGGCCGCAGCCACGGTCGTGTTGTATGTCATACTGTTCGCCGCTGGTATCAAGGTGTACATCGATAACCAGCACACGACGGACACGCTGTGCACGTTTCGTTCGGACCTTGAAACGCGAGTTGTTGGATCCATCTTATTCCTTAGAGAGCACCCCGAAGGACTTGCAGGTGTGCCAACTAAGACGATAGTAGACCAGATCACCAACCAGCAACGCACGATCACTGCGCTCCAAGGTCTTAACTGCGATTCGTCCACACCGGAAGCAGTGCTTCAGCCCCTGAACGACTCGGGGAGCCCAAAGCAAAAGGGGCAGGTAAACCCTAAGAGGCCGAGAGGCCATATTCCTGCCACGAGAGAACGGGAATTGGCACGTCGAGCGGGGCGCATCGCCAGACAAAGAGGCGAGAACCCGTCCCAGCCGACACCGTCAAACCCGGCACCACGTTCGAATCCGAGCCCGAGTCCTACTCCAAATCAGGGTCCACAAGGACCAACAGGCCCGCCAGGTCCACAGGGACCTCAAGGCCCAAGCTCGACTCCAGCTCCGATTCCTCCCACACCGTCTGTACCTGAAACCCCAGATCCAGGAGGCGTAGTGCCCAAGATCGTCGACGGGGTGTGTTCCGTAGCACCCATCGTATTGGTCTGCTGATGGATGAGCTACTCAAGTCCATCAAGTGGATCCTGATCGCTATATTTGCGGTTCAGCTCGGGTTGGTTGGCTACGTGTTCTGGACCAGCTACGAAGGTCGTAAAGATCTGGTCGCCGCACAGAAAGCTGACTGCGAGCGAGGGAAGCTCGACCGCATTGACAACGCCGCGTTCCAGAGGGCCCACTCCCAGTACATATTCTCAGTTACCGAAGCAGCTTCGGTCAAAGAGGATGTGAAGCGGGCAGCTCGCAAAGCTCGAAGGACGTTCAAGAGAACGTCGGGGAGCTTGACCAAGCGGTCCAAGATCAACTGTTCTGCAGCATTTCCGAAAGCGAGGTTAGTACCCTGACCCCTATAACCGGTAAGACGTACGACCAGCTGAAGTTCCTCACTCAGATCGTTCTCCCAGCGGCAGGTACTCTGTACTTTGCTCTGGCTGGCATCTGGGGTCTTCCTTCAGCGGAGCAGGTCGTCGGAACCATTGTTGCCGTGGATACCTTCCTCGGCGTCGTACTGCAGATCTCTTCGAATTCGTTCAACAAGGACGTTGCCAAGGGCGTCATCGAAGTGAACGAGACCGAGGACGGACGCAAGTTCAGCCTGAACTTCGACGGAGATCCCCGTGAGGAGATCGCCGGTGCGAAGAAGGCCATCTTCGAAGTAAAGAAGAACTCCTGATGGAGAGACCACTCACGCTTCTCTTCTACTTTCTGCTCTTCATCGCCGCGTTCGTACTGCTTCTGCAGCTGATCGATCACATTTAGTTCCGGGTCTCCGCGGTTCTTACACCGCCTATAGTGAGACCCTATTTGAAGGAGCTGAATGTTCAAATTTCTTGAGAGTAAGAGCCCCGTCGACAAAGAGATCGACCTGCTGTTCTTCAAGCTCAAGGGTTATGAGCCGGAATCAGATGAGTACAAGCAAACACTTGACCGGATTGTCAGTCTTCAGAAGCTGAACTTCGAAACGAAGCGAAAGCCTCTGAGCGCTGACACTCTGGCGATTGTGATTGCCAACCTCACTGGCATCGTCATGATCCTCAAGCACGAAGAGCTCAACGTCATATCTACGAAGGCGGTGGGATTCTTGCTTCGAGCCAGATAACAGTTCAACCCAAAGACAGGGAAGAGAGAGGGGTCGTTTTACACGGCCTCTCTTTTTCGCAAATCGCAAAATTTACACGGGCTATAGTGAGACCCCAATCGAAAGGAATTACTATGCCCGAAACAACCTTTAAGCGTGAACTCGCGAAGCTCGGCATGAGTGCCCTTGTCTATTCCAGTACCGTCTTTGCAACGGAGACCGTGATGGACGTCGCCACCGACCGTACCGAGGAGATTCATCCTCCTCGCGCTACGAGTCAGTTGATCGGCGCCACCATGGCCCTCGCTCTGAAGTCGCGTACGGATAAGGCAGTGGACCGTGTCGCAGATCGCTGGAACGCTCGCAAGATTCGTAAGGCCGAGAAGACCATCGAGTCGGAGTAACAGAGTTAGAGCCCCACAAGGGCTCTAGCTTTTCGCAGGTTTTCCACACCTAATAGTGAGAGGAGGCACCCTTTGGTGTCACGGGACCTAGACATCCACGTCCAGGCAACCCACCTCTTACCTTTTTTGTCCACCCCAAATTGGAGCAATTACTATGCTGGACAGAGTTCTGATTCATCTACGAAAGCACAAGCGTCTCTACATCGTAGGGTCCCTTGCCGCAGTTGCTGGGTTCGTGTGGTACACGCGTAGTAATTTGCGAGTGTCCATTACAGCTACGGCCAGTGGTTCTCAAAGCATCGCTGCAGGGAAGAACGTAATGATGTACAAGGTCAACTACATCACTGCTGATCGCCAAGGGCCGCCGAGCTGGGTGGTTCGTTGTAAGGAGACGGGAGATGTGTTTACGTCACAGCGTTCAGCGGCGTTGAACATGGAGCTTCCTCAAAATCTCCTCTCGGAACATCTCAATGGACGTCGTCCTGATGTTGCCGGGAACCATTTCGAAAGGTTGTGTCTAGCGGCTTAGTCGCGAGTTTTCCACGACCTATAGTGAGATGGTATCGGTTCTTTGGAGCCGCCAGTTCTTTGGAGCTGGATGAGCCATCTCGTTTTGAGAGAGTCAGGACTTCATTGTGTTGTCCTGGCGTTGACTTGGACTTCATTGCGTCGTCCAAGTCACTCTCCTTTTTGTCCACCTAAACTGGAGGAATTACATGAAGGGCATTCTCAACATGCTACGCCGTTGCTGGAACTGCGGCGGTTCCGGAGTGAGGTGCTGCGAGTACGGAGCCGATCGTGAGAACTCCTAAGAAGCAGCAGCTGTTCAAGATCGCCCTCGAGTTTCCGGGGCCTATGACCAGAACGATTCAGGTCAAGGCCTCGTCGCGAGAGGTAGCAGAAGCTCGGGCACTCAAGCGCAATCCCTCAGCTTTGGGAGTGGCGCGCCGTGCCTAGGACTATCTGCAGAGACCCCGATGTCCTGATTGTCAAGGTCGAGACCAGAAACTATGGACTGTTCAAGTTCATATTCGACGTTGGCATGACCATACTTACCTGCGGCTTCTGGCTGATCTGGGTATTCGTAAGGGAGATGCGCCGATGAAGTTGTTTCTGATTCGTGCTCCGGGAACCGAGTTCGACAGCAACCCGTCCTATGTATTGGTGTTTGCATCGGATCGGGAGGCTGCCAAAAACCAAGCGATGCCGCATATGAACCGGCTTCGCGGTGGCCCGGAGACGTGGGATGTTCTTCCTCTGACTGAGGAAGGCGCTCACGTGCATCTCTCGATTACCCTCGACTAGGAGGAACATGGCAACGTCAACGCCTGAACTGTTGGACTTCTACAAGGGCGATCCGGTCCGTCATGTGATCGGTCGTGCCGAAGAGAAGCCTGCTCGTATTCATGGGCGTCAGAAGCCAAAGCCTCGTCTTACGGGACGCGGTATCCTTGCGCTGATCGAGTTCCGCAAGCAGGAGCTCGAGCCTGTCGTGGCCGAGTACAAGGAGCTGCTGGAAGCCCAAAAGGCTCTGAAAGGAATTTAGTTGATCGCTGATCTAGTTTCAAAAGGGCAGGCGCTGGTCAATCAGAACGCGTCCGCCATCCTCACAGCGACGGGTGTCGTTGGAACCGTCGGCACAGCAGTACTAACCGGACGCGCCGCATTCAAGGCGGCGGACGTCATCGCTGACTTCGAGCGTTCAGAGAACGAGAAGACGCTTGAGGACGATCCGGAGAAGATGATCAAGCTGGACAAGAGGGCCAAGGCCATTCTTGTTTGGCCGATGTTCATCCCTCCGACTGTAGTGGGAGGAGGTACGATTGCCGCAGTCATCATGGCGAATCGTATTTCGGCCAAAAGAGCCGCAGCATTGGCTGCTGCTTATGCTGTTACTGAGAGCCAGTTCGAGGAGTACAAGAACAAGGCCCTCGAGAAGCTCGGCGTCAACAAAGAAAAGGCGCTGCGCGAGGAAGTAGCGGCAGACAAGG